TTCACCCATGAACTTACACCATTCACATCCTTTAGTTCCCATGCTGACGACCCTCCGCTCACTGGCTTCACCACCTGTCCCTGCAACCTCGCCAAGTCTGCGATGAATGTAGGAGACTTCGTATCGAGTGCCATAATGCGCCCTGCAAGTGTTGACTGGCCTGTTTCAAACGCTGTATTCGCAAGATTATTCGCCATGGTGATGTTCCTATCCTCAACCTGCCATGCTCGTGTCTGCTCCATCTTCTTCTGGTCTGCAATCTTTGCTTCTTGTGCAGTTAAGAATCCATACACAGCCTGTATTTTAGATGCTTGGTACTGATAGTTAGCCTGCGCATCTTGTGCCTTCGCAGCATAGAGACGGTCTACATGAGCACGTGCTGATTCCAAGTCTCCCTGTGCTGCAGAGAGTTGCGCTTGTAGCGGGAGTGCCTGTATTGCTGCTTCGCGTCCAATACGTGCTTGCTCACCACCGAGGAAGGCAGTTGTCTGACCACGCCCCTGTCCCTCTAGCCCGATTTGCTGTGCGTCACGAGTCGAGGTGATAGTGTTTATCTGATTTTGGAGTGACTGAACAAGTTGCTCCTTTGGTCTGAGATACTTCTCTCCCGCCGCGACCTCTTTTTGTGCGTTGAATGAGTTATTTTTGAAGTTTGAATCGAGCGCACTCATCATCTGATTAAACGATGACACCGCTGTATCTTGTTGCGCTACTTGTGGCGTATTTACAAACCCCTTCGCAGCGTCGTATGTATATGCTCCGTTTGAACCCGTTGCGAGTGCGGAGTTTATCCCGTCAGTAACTGCGGTCATATCGTTAGGTACTGGTTTCTCTGGTAGCGTAATCTTCGATACGGGTGCTATCTTTGCGGAGTTTATTACAGGAGATACGTCTTGTTGACCCTTGTCGTATGAAGAACCTTTATATGATTTTGACCCCTGCGAACGTGTCTGAGCAACCATGGCATCACTCTTTGCAGTATTTATGCCCATTGACTTCGCTACCGAAGCAACCCCTGAAAGTTTAGACGCAAGTGCCTGTACATTTTTACTACTAGATGATGATTTCGGTGCCATAAAATTATTATAATTATACCATGCTATACCTGCGACCCCACGAGTGCCCACGTATTCGCGGCACTACATACATAGAGTTTCCCCGTACCTGAATTGACATACAATTCACCCTGCTCACACTTCGTTGGTGCTGCTGCGAGTGTCGGAACCTTAAAGCGACCATTCATGCGTACGAACTTCGTGTGGTCTTGCTGTCCTGAGAAATTGCCACGATAAAACTCCGCTTGGAGCGACTCAAGTTGCATTTTTATTGCATTTATTTGGTTTTGTAAGTCAATCGGCATATTATATTTTATTAGGTCTTCCCCATGTATCGGTTGTTTTGTGGCAATCTACACAAAGTGTACGTCCATTATCTATAGCAAAACGTAGCTCTGGGTAATTACAAAATGGCTTTATATGGTCTGCATGAAGAACTACTGTCTTACCGCGCCCCTCATAGTTATAATCTCCACACCAAACGCATTTGTAATTATCCCTTTCAAAAACTGCCGTTCTCCAAAGTTTATATTCTAACGATGTCCGTATTAGATGATTTTTTTCTGTCACCCCACCCTTCCAAAGATTGGACTTGGCTCCAGCTCTATTAGGACGTTTAACACCCTTTTGCGCTAGACTTAATTTTTGACGAATTTCTTCTGAAAGTTTTTTACCCTTATTCCAAGGTGTATGGCCTGTTTTTTTCCCTTTGTTCCAAGCTACCATTTTACCTTTTGTACCCTTATTCCACGGTATGTGTCCCTTTAGAGAGTTACGCATCTTTAAGAGCGACTCTGGTGAAAGTTTGTGTCCTTTTTTGAAATAAGTATCAGAGCTAGCCATGTTATGGAGTATCGTTAATTCTTGCAGTTGCTGTTATTCCTATGATTTCCGCACCACCGTTTGATTCAATTCTTACGGTAAGTTCTTTACCTGAGCCAAAACTGAGTTCAGAAGACTCTATGTTTAGGAATGAATGTGACAGTTCTCCAACTGTTGAGAATGTTCCCGCAGTGGTGTACGTGGTTGCATCATCCCACTTGTACTTTGCAGTCACGCTCTCTCCGGTTGCTAGTTTTCTAAACGCTACATTTAATTTTAGCAGTGTTTTGTCTGAAAAGGAATCACCAAAATCTAATATCTGAGATTCGTATATAGATGTGGTTGTATAGACCGCGCTGTCGTTTGTTTTTGAAATACTCCCATCTCCTGAGTGGGTTAAAAATACAAAATTACCAGCCATCCCAAAACTTTGGATTCCACTAGTATTAATAGTGTCATCAATGATATCCAATGATAGTGAAAACGGAAAATTAACATTCTTACGTCCGAAACTCCACAAGCCTTCGTTATACGTTGTCCCCACTGAGTCCGTCATTATCTTCGCCGCCCAGAATACGCGGTTATTCTTCACCGCCTTGTTGAGTGGGATAGTCTTCCCCGTGAGTGCCTTTGTGAAAACCTCTTTCACTACCTGTGGTGCGCCTCCTTGATAGATTTGCACAATCATAGACCCCTTACCCGCACCTGTTGCGTTGTTGAGGTAGCGGTCTGATACCCCCACGAGTATACCTTCAATAGTTTCGAGTATACGAAGTTCCCCCTCTCCCCAGTCAATAGATTCCTGAATGTCTGTGCTTGTTCCATCCCATAGCAATACCTTACTTACTCCGTTGTAGTTTGAAATTGGTGCAACACCGATTGCGATGTACTTACCATACGCTGCGAGGGAGGTGATTTTGATGTTTGTTGGAAGCACAAGGTACGCGTCTGAGAATGTAGTCGCGTCTGTTGCTCGCCATATCTTGTTGTTATATGGAAGGTAGAGGTAGTCCTCGAATACGAGCCCCTGCGCGACTGAAGTGATGGTTGCTCCCGTTGTCGATGCTGAGTTCGTTATTGATGGTGTACCACTGAGAAGCCCCCACTTAAAGATTTGATTCGTTCCTTGAAATCCCCATAGGTAGTCCTTGTATTCAATAAGGCAACCATTCTGAACAGCTCCATTTCCTTCTGATGATGCAGGGAGTGTCCAGTTACTCGAAAGGAAATTATTTTCTGTTTTATATACAATCTTTGTATTTCCTGCACCTGTTTGCCCAAGTCCGTAAAACACCGCAGTAGTAGTGGTTCCCTTTGCAGAAGCGTAGAGGAAGTCTTTGACGACATACTGCTTCATTCCTGTACTTGTGCTCCCATCATTGGTGTCTGCTTCGAGTGAACGATATGGAATGAGTCGAGTTGGGTCAGTAAAGATGTCGAAGTGTTTAGATACTTGGAACTTACTTGCATTGTTCTCACGTGGTGAGTCGGAGATACCACCTGAGAAGTTATTTATGCGGATTTCGGAGAGTTTAGACATTTAGAAATACGTTACAACCACAACCAATCCACCACCGCCCGCACCGCCCGCTCCGCTGGTAACAGTGCCAGCATCGCGGTACGCTCCAGCTCCTCCTCCACCACCGCCACCATAACCTCCAGCCCCGCCAGCTGTGCCCGTTCCGTTTGTCGTATTACTTCCTCCGCCACCACCGCCCGTTCCACCTGAATACTCACCCACAGTTGGAGAAACACCTGCACCTCCCGCTGTTGGTGTTGTTGACCCCGCCGTTCCACCTGAACGAGTGATGTACGGTGTGATTGAACCACCAGATTCTCCGGCACCCTTAGAACCCGATGTGTTACAACTACCACCTCCACCTCCTCCTGTCGAACCTTGTGTTGTGTTTGTCCCAGCAGTTGCCGAACCTCCGTCGACAGAACCAGCTCCACCTGCTGAACCAGAAGCATTTAATCCACCTCCTCCCGCACCACCTGTGCCAACACCGAGTCCTTTAACACCACCTGCTGAGGCTAGGTATGCCCCAAACGATGAAGCACCTCCATCAACTCCGTTATTACCAGCGGTTGTTGCCGATGCGGAGACGGCGGCTCCAGCAGTACCACCCGCACCTACCGTCACGGCAACGGTTGAACTTAGAGCTGCGGCTGGGAACCGACTGTACGAGAGCCCTCCACCACCACCACCACCCCCTCCTTGAGATGTGTTCGTTGTGCTGACACTTCCACTCGCTCCTCCACCGCCTCCTGAGAGTACAAAAACATCCACAACCTTTGCTCCAGTTGGTTTTGTCCATGTCCCTGAACCAGTGAATGCCTGAACATCTGCGTTTACCGAGGCAAGTCGTGTTGCAAGTTTCGCTGGTGTGACAACTAATTTCGCACCCGTGCCCCCGGTTGCTGTTCCTGCCGTTACTTCGGCATCAGTCGCCTCCTCCACAATTCCCTTTGTAGTCTCGCTCGCATTGACATTACCTCCCGCATCGACGTATTGCCTCGTTGCAAGTGTTGTTGGGTAGGTAGTATTGTCAGCAGAAGCAAACGTGCTGTCAGTCGACTTGTTTGCTACCTCTTCCTTCTCTGCGTTGAGGGCGGCGAAGTTGTCGTTTATATTTGCACGACTATTTGTTATGAGGTCTGTGGATTGTATTGTTGTTAGTGTTGACATATATTATGTTGTTTAACTTCAAAATATTCACTTATATAGTCAATATGTTTTGTATACTTACGTGCATTACAACTAAAACAAAGTGGTTGTATATTATCAATACTATTTCTACCACCCTTAGAGATTGGAATGATATGGTCGACCGTCAATTTTATTTCCGGCTCTTTGCGCTTGCAACATAAACACATATGTTCACACCTATCTAATAAGAGTTTCCATTCAGCAAGTGTGTAGGAACCACCATTACCTTTTTTGGCTGCTTCTCTTTTTTGTTGCGCTACTACAGCAAGTGCATTACTATCCCCACCCTTCCATCTTGGGTTTTTTTCTCCTGTGAGACCACTATGTTGTTTGCAGTTTTTTGCACCAAAAGATATAACTTTTTTACATACACCACACTTAAACCTTTCTTTTCCACCCCTCCATTTTGGGTTATCACTTCCTATTAAACCCGCGTGTCCTTTTTTATAACTCCCTGCATTTGTCATGTTCTTACCTTTGTTATAAGGAATATTCCCTTTAGGGAAACGGTGAGTTAGGTTCTTAAGTTGTCTTTCTGTTACCATAATATCCTTATATTATAACACTTTATACGGGTTTACTCTCATTTGTAATAGCCGTGTATAACTTTGTGTTATTGACTAAAAGTTGTGAGGCTTGGAGCCATGTCCTTGTTTCTTGTGCGTAAGTATACGGATTAGTTCCCCACGTCTCTCCAATACTCGCCTTCGTACTGTTTGTCATTCCACCAAGCCCGATAGCACCAATGATGAGTCGGAAGGTACTACCCACCAATAGATTGAAACCGCTACCGATGTTTAGTTCGGTTTGTGGTGTCGATACGTTGGGCTTGTCTTGGTTTATCATACTGAACAAACTGATGGTGGCATCATTACAGGTGTCTCGTCGGTATTCCTATGCGCAAAGTATTCCTTCATCTTCTTCTCCTCCTTCTGTAACTCCACACTAAGTGGTTGCAAGTTAGCAAGTCCAAGGGTGAGTGCTCCGTCATACGCTGCTGCGATAACGAAACCACGATGAAGGAGTGGTGATACACCAGGCTCTTTCGTGGTGTCTGAGGCGGTGAAGTATGAGCCTGTACGTTGGAAGTAGAACTTGAGTCCTGATGTCACGCTCGTCGCTGGTGTTGGGTAGAGCCGAATGATGTTATCCGCAATCTTGTCGTAGTATACAGGCTCTCCGTCAACACTTGCATATTCATCAAGTGCTCCTTCGATATCAGACTGGTCTATAGGTTCTAGTTTCCTGTATTTCCCGTTGCTATCAAGAATATCAATCCGAGTGAGATTGACTATCTTATTGTTTTGCTCGTCAGTAAGGAATGAGTAGTCAGATTGTCCACCTACAAGGTTAGTCGTACCAATAGGAAGTTTTGTATGATTTGTGTCGTCCCACTGAAAGCGTCTATCATTACCTATGGCATATCCTCCAACTGTATCAAGGTAATTGTTGCAAGAGTTTACAATGCGTGACGTAGGCCACTGCGTTGCATCAACTCGCATAAGTGCTCTGACCTGCTCGACAATCCCTGTGTTATCTGTTGATGATGAGAATACCATGATTATGATTATATTAATTACTGTGTCCACCCTCCCACGAATGAGAGAGTGAGACAGGAACTAATCTGGAATGATAGCAGTCTGGTAAGCACCAATCGCGGTACGTCCTTCAAGCATCCAACCGATTGTGTTGTCAATCTTGGTTACTGTATAGACATTACCTGCTGTAAGAAGTGCTTCTTGTGTGCCGTCACTATCCACGTTGTTAATCTTCTCATTTGAAGATGCGGGAGTTCGGAGTTCCGAGTTCGCTGCACCTGCAATGATAGTGATTGTGTGCCCTGTTGGTACATGTGCAAGTGATGGAAGGACCGTAAAGTCATTCACATCAGTTACGTTTGCTGCAAGGCGCACTGCGCGCACGTGCGCGGCAATACTGTTGCCCGTACCCTGTGCAGCGGTTGGACTAAGAGTGACAGAGTCAACCTGTAGTCCTTCAAGTACTGGTCGTTTCCCTTGTGATAGTGCCATGGTGATTTTATGCTATTTGCTAATAAACGGCTTAAAACCTAGGCTACAAGGATGTCAAAGAGTACAGGTACAACCTTTGTCCACGCCTTGAACTTGCGGTCAATACGTGATTCAAGTCCAATACCTGAGATAACTCCAGGAAGAGTGCTTACGTAAGGATTTACGATAGTCTTTACCTTTCCGTATGTAGACTTTACGATACCAACCATAAACGCTTTCTTGACACCTCCGAAGACGTGACCTGCTACGTTCTTGCTTGTTGAGTAATGTTCTACACCGAGGTAACGGAAGCCTTGCTTGATACCGTTTTGGAGAGCGTTATCAGCAGTGTTGAATCCTTCGCTTGAAGCGAGTTGCTCTACAAGAGTAAAGTCTGCTTCACGCCACTGGATAAACATACCATTTCGGTCTGCGAGGTCTGCACCTCCTGCGGTACGGATAGCCTCCTTCATCTTGGTGATGATGAGTTTGATGTTTGAGAGTGATACAGTGATGTTACCCGCAGCACCTCCGATTGAAGCGTTGTCAAAGTTAGTCCACTGTGCGTGCTCTGCAAGCATCGCAGTCTCCATTCCTTCGTTGAGAACGACAGCCATGTTGTCTGCGAGTTCCATGAAGTCAGAGAATGACTTTTGTGCGAGGTCTGCATCATCAACGTGTTGCATTGAGTATACATAGTCGCTGATTGTTACTGATTCATCAGTAGTAACTGATGCAACAGAAACAACACCTGCGTAACGTGTACCAGTTGCCTGTGTAGCGTCAGTGAGATATGGGTTCTTAAGTACTCCTGTGTCTGTGTACTTTACATTACAGATTTCCTTCCACTTCATTGGAGCGCTAAGGCGTTCCTGCAATTTCGTCTCTATTTCTAAACTTGGAATTAGGGCCATGATTGTTGATATTTAGTGATTAAATATCAGACACTTTTGATTTACGAATTATAGAATCCTTCTTTGTTTTTCTCCTTTGCTTCCCGATGGGCGAGTACCTTACCACGCATTTCTCTAGGAACATCCTCGAAAGGTTTTGCTGCCCAATACTCTACGCTGTCAGTTGCTACGCCACCAGAACGCTTGCCTTTGATTGTTGCTTTATCAGTCTTATCGAGTGCTCGTCTCGTCTCAAGTGCTTCCTGGAAGTACTTGCTTTCAAGAAGTGAGTCCACGTCTTTCCCTGATGCCTTCATCTCTGCCTTTACAAAGTCAAACTCATTCGCGTTGATGCCCGAGGCTTTAAGATATGCCTTAACATCGTAACCAAAATTATCTGATTCTTCTGTGCGTTCTACTTTCTTCGTCTTGTTTCTCTCTAAGATTGCTTTGTTTTTAAGAGCCTCCGCTTTCCAATACTCGATGCCTTTTTCTTCTTCTTCTTCAACAACTTCGACTTCGGTATCTTCTTCGGTTTCCTCTGTAGATGTTTCAAGGTCTACCTCCTGTGTTTCATCGTTTAACATAGTGATGGTCTAGTAGTGTGCATTTTTCAAAGTTGCACTTCTTGTTAGTTATAATTATACCACATTCAGTGGTGTCAACACACTATCCGTAGATTACGTCTTCGCGTGCTCCAGTGTGTTTTGCATAAAATGCCTCGTCACGTACCTCTGGTGTTGATGATGTTTCTGAAACAACAATCTCTACCTCTGGTGTTGATGATGTTTCATCGACAACTTCTTTCTTTGCTCGTGCCATGATTCTTTTTATTAAACTAATAATACCTCTACTCATAGTAGAGAGTGACATCAAGTGCGGTCCCCGCAATCGTTGCATAGAGCCCCGTACTAAAGTTCGCACCGCCAAGGTTGTGATAGCCGACTGCTGGAGTAATCGTATTGTTGATTACTGTCGTTGCTGCGCTTGTATTGTCCCAAAACTTGATAGTACCTGCGTTTGTACTGTTGACGTACATTCCAACAAGAATACCAGGTCCTGTCTTTACAAGTCCTGATGCTGTTAGATTTTTATATGTGTTGTGTTTTGTCATGGTGTTATTCAGCGACGTTGAATGGTGACTCAACGGCTTCTGGTTCTTTACTTTTAATCTTCTCCAACTCTGCGAAACCTGCCTCGACCTGTTGGATTCCCTCCCACAGAGCGCGGAGGCGTGACCCTATCTCTGCATCGTTCTCACCTCCCTGGACAAGTGTCAACGCACGATTGTGGAGCGCGTTGTGCTTCTGTCCCTTGGTGATTACTCCACGTGTGTATAGTTGCTGCAAGAGGACAAGTTTCACTGCATCGAACATCTCTGTATCTTTGCAAAAGGCTTCTATCTTTGTAATTTGTAAATCTGTTAGGTAGTCTTTCATTTTCTATTATGCTACTGCTAATGATTGGGGAGCAACCTGTTGTGGTGCTCCTGTATCTTCTGTTGGCTCAACGACTCTGCTGAAGTCAATCGGCGACATGCCGCTCTCCTCCAACAATTCATTAAACAATTTTCCGATACCAGGTATCTGTGAGAACGCTTGCGGGTTTGCCACGATTTCTCGGATGATATTCGTAATCTTATCTGCGTTCTCTGCCATGCGCTTCTGCTTACCCTTGATATTGACAAACACATCCATCGGGAGTTCAGACAACTCACCCTTCATCACTTCAAAGAAACGTCGTCTGCCACCCTTCATAAAGGCTTCCTTCTTTATTTTTGTGAGTTCGGTGCGTACTTCCTCGGTGACATCTTTACCGTCGAGTATCATATCCTTAATTTCAATCTCGACCTCGTTCGACACAATCGTATCTGCAATCTCCTCAAGTTCTTCGTAGGTGAGTTCTTCGCTAAACTTCTTCCCTCCGTTCATGTCCTTTACGAGATACCCGAGAATAAGGTCACGGTAGAGCACATCGGCAAAGAACGTCGCAATCTTACCCTGACGATACTCATGTATTCCTTGCCCTTGCTGTACCACGAGCGACTGGAGTGCAAACGGTGTTCCTGAAACTGGGTTAGTCCCGAGTTGTGCATCACTTGCAGAGCCAATAATCCGTGCGCTGTTCTCTGTTTGTATCTGGTGATTTTGGAACGCTTGAAGGTTTTGAAGTGTACCGTCGAGTCTTTGTGTCATCGCTCCCTTTTCCTGCTTGATTACAGTATTGAGTTTCAATTCAGAGAGTTTCTTGTTCCCGAGTTCTTCACTGTCAGTGATGATGACGTTGATGGCACTATCAAGGAGTTCCTTAATCTTGATTCCTGAATAGTTATTCCATACTTGCGGTTCAAAGAGTGACTCCACGATAGAGCGACCACAAGCGCGCCCCTTCGAACGTACCTGGTCAATCTTGAGTGCCTTGAAGTTCTGTGCAAGGGGCTTGTCTTTGCCCTTGTAAAGAGTTACGCCGTTCTTATTCCCTGCTTCGTCATGGGTGAGACAGACTATCTGCATCTGGTCCTCGTATGTGTGCGGTTCTGCGGTATCGTCGAGCCATGTTGCGGGTAGTCTTCCTCGGAGTTCGTATACCTTTACATACTTCCCTGGTGTCTTTACTGTTCCATCGTTCGCAATCGGGACATTCTTTTCTGAGAGTGCATCGTACACCGCGCGGTCAATAGCATCTGCATCCCATGTATTCTTCATCTCATTGAGTTCTGCAATAGAGTAGTTATGCTCGATACAAATAGGACCCGCGAGAACATCAGTCTGGTCACAAAAAGCAATCGTCTTTAAGTCAACCACCTCTGGTCTTGTTTGCTTTACATCCTTTACAAGCACCAAATCATAGATAATCGAAGTCTCTACAACCTCGTCAATAAACGTATCAAGTTCATTGTTCCGCGCCCACTGTGGGTGATACTTCTTGATGAGGAATGACTTGTAATAATACTTCGAGTCGTTTACATAGGGAATAATATCCTTTACATCAAAACCTTCCGAGCGGAACGCTACGTTTACAATAGGAGTGACAATATCATTGTATGGTCTGAGTCCGTCATTCTTCCCTTGGTGAAACCACCCATTCGACACGTTAGTACAACGCTGAATGTGCTCGTACATACTCCAGTCCTTCGAGTTTGTGAGTGGGACGCGAGATGTACGCCAGTTATTCTTCTCAGTCGTGATGTATGAGTACACGTCCTGATTCTCCATTGAGAGTGCCATGTTACGTTAAAAGCAAATTATTCATAAAAACTTCTCTAAATATCTCATCTGAGTAAAACTTCTTCCCCTGTTGTGCCGTCATACGTCGCTCTGAAACCTGTTTGCCATTCTTCACCGTGACGTACATTTCAGTAAGCACAAACTCTGGTTTCAATTCCATAAGTGTTTCCTGCACATTGTTTGTCTGCTTTTTATATGTTTCCCCGTTGATGATTGCAGTCACCGAGTACTTCTTAGAGTTGTTTGACATAAGTACAATAATTATAACACAGTTTTAGATTGCAACATTTTTTTCTGGCTCGTATTCACTGAAAGAAACTGGTTTTTTGAAAGGTGGTCGAGCATGGTGAAGCATCATACTCAAACTATCGAGAACATCATCATGTTGCCCGTTCGGGAAGGTGCGCATCTCATCAAGCAATTCTATGTTATCCCCGATGAGGAAAATACTCCTGCTCTCCCATCGTGGTATAAGCCCACGTATACGAGTTTCTTTCTTTGTACCCTGATGCTTCACCGGAGTTATTGAAAAGAATATCGAACGCTTGCGCATCTCGTCCTCAATGAATGGCTGTATCGCCATGGTAAATGTAGTCTCCTCAAGTCCTATGAAAATCGGATTGTATTCCTTTTTAAGGTAGAAAATATGGTCAATGAGTTCCTTACTATTTACCTTCAACCGATACGTCTTCACATACCACTTGTTGTCTACCGATACACGGTTTATAGTCACACCAGTGAAGTCTGCACTCTCCTTTTCACTCACTGCGCTGTCAATCGTGATATAGCATGTAGTCTCCTTCTGCATCACGGTATGCTCCACCTCAAGTTGTACATATTCCTTCTTAAACTCTGCAAGCATCTCGTCAATTGGTTTGTTCATCATCTCATACGAGAACACGAGCGAGCCGAGTTGCTTACGCTTCGATTCGATAGATACCTTCCCTGTATCTCCAACCTCCTCGTCAGTCATAACATACTTCGACTCCCATGCCGGCTTGTCGTCAATAACTACAGGTATATTGCGTACACGTATCTTATCGTCAACCTTCGCGCGGTCAAACAGATACTGGATGTTTCCTGCTTCGGTGATGTAGTTACCCAAGTAGAGCATAAATCCATCGGTGCTCATACCTGCCATGGCTTCACTGATGTGGTCCGCTACTTGCTTCGTATACGCTGCGGAGTCCTTTGTCTTGTTTGTCTCAATATCGTCGAGAATAAGGCAGTCCGGTCTTTGGTTAAGGTGAAGGCGTCCTCGCACTGATTCTTGCGTACTATGCGCCTCGACACGTATGCCGTTCTCCGTGACGAAGTTACTGATACGGTTTTGTTTAATTTCGTCTATACCTCTCGACTTTGCAAAGAGTATCCCGAAGTCAGATTGCAGACGTAAGTTGTTCACCAACTCAAACGCAACATCAAACAAAATACGCTCTGCGTTTTCGCGGTCAAAGGAATCCAAATTTATATATTTTCTATGTGCTCCTGCAATCAACCAAATTACATATATCTTCGCTATACTCGTCTTACCGCTCTCTCGAAACGCAATCCACGCAACTTCCCGAATCTTATTATCTACCAAATCATGACAATCATTAAAGAAATCATAGTGATAATCTGCAAGAGCATACTTAAAGTAGTGCCCAAAATAATACAAACAAAAAAGACCAAATGAATGGGTCGCAAGAAAAACCCTCTCATCCCTTGTCCCAGAAAACATTTTTTCTAAACCTTTTTTATAATTCTCACTTGTCATTTTTACATCTTGCTCCATAAGTGTCTGTTTTTCTGTGACACTCCACGCAAAGAGTTCTACCATTGTCAATCGCAAAACGTAGTTCCGGATAGTGTGCAAACGGCTTAATGTGGTCTGCATTTAGTTTCCCTCCTTTGGCTTTACAAAAGACGCATGTCCAATTATCTCTCAAGAAAACTGACTCTCGCCACAGTTTATATTCAACCTGCCCCCTTATGGCTTTGTTTATTGGAGTAAGCCCACCCTTCCAAGTACACCACTTATCCCCCATTCTATCCTCACTTAACTTTCTTCTACGTTCCTCACTCATTGGTTTCATTACTTGTCTTGCTCTCGTGATTTTCAACTTCGCTTTATGTGATTCTGTATGTGGTAAACCTTTATTCCACGCTGGTTTCCCGTTGTTTGTTTTATGCCCGTGTTTGATTCCAATTTTTGCTAATGAAAGTGCTTTTTTATGCTCGTCACTTAATTTCTTCCCCTTTTTAGACTTTGAAAGGTTATCCCGATGTTCTTGGGATTTTGTATACTTACCTGTTTTTCCTTTTATTCCAGACATTTGTCATTTCAATAATTGGAGTAGTGCTTCTTTTTCTTCGGAGGTGAAAGTTTGTGTCACAATCTTATCTCCACCA